TTAACAATTAGGTATGGGCTGGAGGACCTCCTGTTCCTGTAAGACTCCATATTCGCCAACCTGCAACATCGTTTACATAAAATAAAACAGCTTGATCAAAAGCATCATCAAATACAATTGTTGCCCATCCTGTTGCAGTTGCAGGAGTTAAAGTACTTGTTCCACCACCATCAACTACAAGATTAATAACTAAAATTTGACCTGGCTCACCATTTGCCAAAGTTAAAGCCTCACCATCACCACCACTTGTTTTAGCAACATATGCATGAGTAACAGGAATCACTAATGCATCAGCTGCTACAGCAATAGCAAGATCATCTGTTTCATCATAATCATGCCGATGATATATTTCACCAATTCTTAAAATTCGTGACATAATTTTTTCTCCTTATTTATGGTGGGGCTTTATGCCCCACCCCTAATTAAGCTATTAGATTAAAAAGTAACTGCAACTCCACAATTTGAAGGATTAGAAACTGTAATTCCATACCAGGTAAACACTCTAAACCTAAAATTCATTGTAGCCATATCTCCATCATAAACCATATAAACCCTAAGACCATTAGGCATGGTATCTGTAATAACTTTCATACCATCATACTGTTTAAAAAGTTCAGCGGGAATTGTACCACCAATAACTTCAATTGCTGATTTATCCCAAAAAATATTAGTTTTCTGAGTTGCATCAATATTAAGACGAGTAATAGTAGCAGCACCTAAAATAGCTGTATCAATATTAGCATAAGCTGCTTCAATAACTGAAATTCCTGCTTGATCCGCAGCAATTGGTTTAGGATAAATTTTAATATGAGTTTCATCTGTTAATTCAATACAAGTAAAAATCATTGCTTGACCAGAAGGATTTTTATCTCCAAGACCAATAGATTGAATAACAGTTCCACCATTTTCAATAGTAAATTTATCTCCAACTGCCATAAGAGCAGAATTATTAACAATTAGAGATGCTTCTCGATAATCAATATTTGTTACAACATGTGTAGTAGCATTCACTGAACCACCTGAAGGAACAAAAGCTTGGTCACCAGTTACTGTTACTGCAGGATCAGCTGCACCTGTTATATTAGGCAAAAAAGAACCTGTAAAAATATCAAACCCTGCAATATTTTTACCAATCTGCCCATTTGTCCATACTTCTGCAGGTTTACCCTGCAAAGTTTGACGAGCTGCTAAATCAGTACCAAAGAGAAGATTGTCTCTATCATTAATAACAAAATTTCTTTGTGTATGATTGAGTTGCCGTTCATTCATAAGAGTCTGAGCTTCAGCGATAAACTCATAACCGCTTGTTGCATTAGACCGATAGAATATAGAACCTTGAACTACAATAGCTGTTGCTATATCTGAATTTAATTCAGAGGCTTGACGTTTACCTGACTGTTCAGCTCTACGTTCCCAAAAACGTGGATCTCGAAGATCATCTGCTCTCATCTGTACAAAATCATTATTTGGAGTTCCAAGAACAGCTGGATAAGTTTCCTCAATAATTCCAGTTTCTGTATCTGATAAATCCCAACCAGAAATTACTGGAGCTTGCTGTTGTATAGGATACCAAATTACATTACTGGCATTCTGCATTGAACCTCCAGGAGGTTCATGAAAATCGACAAGAGTAAGAAGAGTTTGCTGATTCTCATACATTTCTTTAAATTTCTCAAACATTATTTCTGCAACTTTACCTGTTGATAAGGCCATGATTTTTTATCCTTTCATTACCATTTAGAAGTATCAATACCTGCCACTTTTGCTTCTTTCTTAGCATTATAAGCAGCTTGTGAATTATGCTTCTCATGTGCACCATCATATTTCTTTTTGAAAACTCGCTCTTTAGTAGATGATGTAGCATCCCCGCTTACTTCATTAGTAGGAGCAGGAGCATTTGATTTTCTTCCTTTGGTATTTAATAGTTTTGCTTTTTGTTCACCCAAAAAAGCTATTGCTTTTAAACCATGAGGATCTTCTGAAAGAAGAGTTATTAATTCACCACGAAGAGCTTTACTTCTTCCCAGTTTATATATAACTTTCTCAGAACCTTCTCCTAAGACTGAAATTATTTGATCAACAACTAAATTACCCTGTCCTGGTCTAACCGCCTCAATAGCGTTTCTTACTGCTTCATCAGATTGTTTATAAGTTTCTGCTGAAATACCACTATCTTCAATTAACTTATCAGCTCGTATATAATGTTTATCTACATTATCATTGAGTTGTTTAATAGCTATATTCTGTGTTTCTTGAAGTTGGTTTTTTCCTTGCACAACAGAAAACTTAGATTCAATCCGTTTGTCTTCATATTCATCCAGAGCAGTATGATAAGCTTCTAAAGATTCATAATCACTTTCTTTAGGTCTTATCGAAATTTCATCTTGAGTAGAAGGTATTAATTTTTGTTCCTTAAGTTTTTTAACTTCTTCCTTAAGATTTTCAATCTCAGAATCTCTCTCTCCGATTCTTCCTTTTAATTTTCGTTTTGCACGTATGTGTGCACTAACTGGCATAATTCCAGATAATGTCTGGTCATCATCATCTTCTTCTTTCATCCAGTCTTCTACTACTTTTATAGGTTTACCATCTTCTCCGAGCTCTTCTTCAATTACTTCTTCAAGCTCTTCCTCAATTTCTTCTTCAACAACTTCTTCCAGATTTTCTTCAACCATCATATCCTCCTTGATGTTAGGGCCTTATGTGAAGCACAAGTACTTATGTTTAACCAGTTCATCTCTGTTAACCACTCCCACTTGAGAGTTGTTTATTTACATCTTTAGTTACATTTTTTAAATCTATAAGTTTAGTAGCTCTATCAACTTGTTTACCAAAAATTTCTATACTATTCATATCAATGTTAGCATTTGCTTCTTTTAAATCAATCATTACACTCATACGTTTTGTTTCAGCATCAAAAGCATCAATAGCTGATTGTCTTTCATCATTTTGTGCTTTTAATTGCATTTCAATTCCTTTACGTTTTTGTTCAAGAAGATCAGCATCTCCTTTCTTATTTTCTGCAATAGCTATCATTGTAGCAGCATCTGGTTGTTTAGGTTGGTTTTGCATTTGTTCTGCAAATTCTTCTTCTTCTGGTGTTTGAGGTTTCCTAATACCCATAGTAATTAATTGTTTATTCACATAATCTCTTATATCACTAAATTCAACACCATCTTGAAGAGCAAGTATTTTAAGTTGTAAAGCTTTTCTCACAGGATCATCAGGAGACATCTGCATCATCATCATTTCTAATCTATCAATAGTTTGTTCTTTTTGACTTGAATAACTGGGACCTATTTTAGAAAAAACCTCAAATTCAGCTCTTCGTAAATCATTAACAGTAACAAGATCACCAGTCTCCTTATCTATTATGGTGTCCATTACTTGAGTTTCTTTTTTGGTACCATCAGATAATTCAACCATAACTTTTCTTGGAGTATCTATAACTTCAGAAGCCATAGAAATCCAAACTTCACCATCTCTACGTTTTGCATGTTTCATATGAGTTTGAAACCTCATAGACTGACGTTCAATTCTAGCTTCTAATTTTTGAACAGCTTTTCCTGAAATATCTGGTTGAGCAACTTTATCAGGAATACCAGGATTAGCTACATCAGTAACAGCTTCTTTAGTTTGAGCCAATACCAAAGGAAGAGCAGTAGGCATTGGTTGTTCTGGCATTACTCCTATTGGCATAGGAGGTAATTCTTCACCATCTGCTGTTTTTCTATTAATTAACATATATGGATATGAATTATCAATACCACTTTCAGAATACATATCTTCAAATCCTTGAATTTGTTCAGGCCAAAATAAAGGTTTCTGACGTGGTGATCTTGAAAGAATATCTCCCATATAAGAAAAAGCAAAGTTCCTAAGACGTTGTGGATCTTTAGCTAATCTTGTTATACCTTCCCAGTATTCTTCTCCTTCAATTACTGCATGTTCTCCATAACACGGAATAACTGGAATATGTTGACCGGCTATTTTTTCACTTTTAATAATTTCTCTTCCAGAAGCTATATATTTTGTAACTACATTTCTTTTGATTTTCTTTTCAGAAATTATTGAATAACCTTCATCAAGTAGATCATCCATAATATCCATTAAGTCAGATTCTTGTAAATCAAGAGTTTCACCAAATGGATCTTCCATTGTAAGAATAGTATCATTAATTTCTTTTATATGATAAAAGCTTGTAACATAAATCTTTTTCCCTTCTCCTCCTATCCATGGAAAAGTATAAGAATGTTCAGGATGTTTAAAAGAATCAGCATCAATATTATCAATCTCTTCTTCAGTAAGTTCTTTAATTAAATTTTTATAACCATCCTCTGAATATGCTGTTAAAACTGAGCAATACCTTGCATCAGATTTATCTAAAAGTTTTGATTGAGGATCCCAAAACACAGTATTATTAGCTTCAAAAATAGGCTTACGAAGAATTACTTGTTTATCATTATCAACATTTTGACTTTCATACTTTGTATATAATAACCAAGCTCCTATTCCAGAAACAACATTCTCTGTCTCAGCATTTTCAAAAGCTTCTATAGAAGTATTTTTTTGAAGACCTGCTCTATATAAACCATCTGCCAATTCTGCTGAGTCTTCTCTTGTTTCATTAAGGGGAGTGAAATCTACTTGAACAGGGTTTGCAGAAAGATCTGATAATATTTGTCTTCCAGCTTTACGTAATACATCAAATTCACCACGATATGCAAGTTGAGAAGATTTAAGAATACTATCGTCCCATTGTGTCACCCAGTAAAATACGAGATCGTTTGAGGATCGTTCTCTAGGGATCTGATTAGCTATAAAAGCTTTTTCATGCATTCTTTTTAATTCTTGAAGTTCAAGATCCATTAATACGCCATCCTTTGTTTTTGATCTCTGTAAGTTGAACCTATAATTTTAATAGATTGAGGTCTTTTAACTCCCCCTATTTGTACAAGTTTAGGAACCTTCCATAACATTTTAACAGAATCTGCTAAATTTGGTGATGGAATTTTAAATTTATCTTTCATAACTGGCTTGGAATATAAATCTAACATTCCATTCCCATTTGGTTTTTTAGGTAGTCTACACAATTCTGATCTAAGTTTTGTAAGTTCTTTAATACCAGAAGAAAAAGATATAAGGGTTTCTGGATCATGATATTTCTTTTTTTCTACTGCTTCATAAGTTCGATAAATTCTATTTCGGAGTTCAAAGTATTTTTGAACTCTAAGATTCTTAAAAACTTCTTTATTTGTTTTCTGTTTATGAACTGAATATATATCTATTGCTTCAACATCTATCGGTTCATAAACTGAATTTGGTCTTTCTGGTGTTTCAGATCCTTTATACTGAGATAGTCTTACAGCTTTCCCACCAAATGCTTGACTAACTTGCCTATTTAAGCCTATTCCCACTCCATCACAATCCCAAGTAAAAGCATCAGATTCATTATGTATAGCAAAGCTGGTTGCCCAATCACATCCTTCATTAATATCTCCTGTAGTCATTTCTTCAACTTGTAAAACTACAGAACCGTGTCTAAAAGCATATCCTTTAGGATCTTCTCCTTCATCTGATGGATCATGTGAAGACATTCTTATACCAAGAGGTTCAAAACCTAATTTTATATGAGCATCAATACATGCATCAAACCATTTAGCATTTATTAAAGCATTTTCTACTGAATCATTATATTCACCTTCCCAAATATGATCATATAAGGCTCTAGTAAGAGAATAATAATCATTCATTCTTTCAGCTTCAAGTTCAGGGGGAAACCAAGGATTATCTGAATGATTAATTTTTATAATATAATGTAAATCATCTTCATAAAATCCATTCCTATCTAATTCTTCTTGATATGGAACAATAAATCGTTGAGAAAAAGGATCAGCTTTACTCATTGGATTGGCAGATATCCAAAGTTCAGAATTTGCTTCCCGGAGGGTAGGAGTTAAAATTCGTAAACTTTCTTCTGAGATAAACTGACCCTCTTCTAACCAAAAATACTTAAACCCAAACATAGATTTAA